GTGTCTCACTCTTTTTGAGAGGAATAGGCACTTCTTCTAAAATTTGTAAAGTTGGAAAATTATTTGTTATTAAAGATCGTGCTGCTAGATGCAAGGCTGATCTATGATCTGTTTTACCATGAGCCATATTCCCTGTCAAGTGCCAATTATGATTGGTACCATCTAGATCTTTAATGTTCATTTAATACCCATTGTTGTTTTAATACTTGCCACTAATTCACTATATGCTTTTTCATTCTCTAGAAGATATTGTCTAACTTTTTCTGTTCCCTGAAATTTGGGCTTGTCAGCAACACCAGTTAAAGTATACCAAGCACCACCCTTATGAATGAGACCAATATCAGAGGCTAAACATATAGCCTCCATATATTTATCCACACCTTGACCATATCTAATATAACTGGTGATATTTCCTCCCGGTGGACCAAGTGCAGAACATATTACTTGCCATTCAATTTCTTGACCGATTTGTGTACTATCGGCACTTAAAAGCCAAGGCTTGAAACTCTTTGCCCGCAATTTAATATCTGTCTGGTATGCGATTGCCTGACCGCTCTTTTCTTTGAATTCAGCACCATATCCTGTAGGATTACCCATCAGATGCGTGATGCCAATAACAATATTTTTATTTACAGGAATAACGTTAGCAACCTTACGACAAAACTTAGCTAGTAATTTAGCACCATCTGCTCTTTGCATCTTATCCATCTCACTAGTAATTTCTGCTTCTGTACATAGTGCGGAATAGGAGTCGATTATTAAAACCGACCCTGGAATTTCATTAATGATTTTTTCAGCAATTTGCAAGTATTCTTCTGCATGAAGGATTTTACCCTGTTGACTACCAATCACATGAAATCTATCCAGATTTAATCCGGGTATACCTTCTAAGTCACGCTTTTTCAATCGACCTTCAATATTTAGGTAGTACACTTCTCTTGGTTCTTTTAATACTCCTTGATACTGTGGCTTTTGTGCTGTTGCGGCAAAATCCAAACTTGTGGTTGTTTTACCACACTTTGGCTGACCAGTTAAAACAACAAAGCTACCTTCTGGTATACCACCATTTAAAATAATATCTAATGATGGACTAACCGGAATAACTATATTCTTTTTATCTACTATAGCATTACCGGTGAGCATAATATTGTCACCAAAGTTTTTTACCACATCTTCTTTAAGACTCATTATCTAAATCCTTTAACTTGGAAAGTATACCACTGTTTTTATTATGACGTTCAAATTTTACATTATCATTACGCTTGATATCCAGAGTCAAAGATTGATTCTCTGAATTCAGTCCGTCCTCTTCTTCCTGTATTATACATATCAGGTGTGGTGCTCGCAGCGAATAGATTTTTGTTGCCTTAGAGTTGTTCAATGCTCTAATAATTGCAGTATCAGAGAATTTTAATAACAATTTATTTGCCGAAGCTATCTGATTTCTATAATAAAGACTCCATTCTTTATTGACCCAAAATCTATAATGAAGATCTTTTTTATCTAATTTAGCTTTCTTCTCACAAATCATCTCTGTAATATATTGAGCGGCAGAAACTTTTTTGCCGTTAGAGTATTTGGAAATATATTGTTTATAATCAGCCATTAGGTCTAAAAATATGGTTAGTGTCTTTTTTGGCAACATTATCAAAATTCTTTACCGCTTCATCATTAAATGCAGAAGCGGCCTGGGTCATCACGCTAACGTTATTAACTCCCTTGGCGGCGGTTTGTCTAATCATCATATCCTTAGAATTGATAGGCTTAATCTTTTCTGGTTGATCTTTAGCAATAATTTTATTAACTTCATCCACACTAGCGCCAACTTCCTTAGCAATAGTTGCTGGTTCCATTTTCATTGTTTCACTAAGATATTTTATAGCATATTCTGTGTTTCTATTTTTAGCTTTTGACATTATGATAACTCTCTTTCTGCATTGTTTAACCATGCAATATTTTTAGTGGATAAAAAATTTAAATATAAATCAAATATTTTTTCATTAACTTCTTTGAATTGCCATTCTTCTCGGCCAATCTTACTAAGAAATTTATTATTTTGGCCCTCACTATACATTCCAATAGGATTAAAAACTTTACCATAAGTACCAATCTTAATAAGGAATTTACGACCAGATTGATTAGCTATTGATTTAGCAACCACATTAGTTGAATCCGTTTTAGTTCTTGGTCTATTTAAAGAATCAATAAAATCATGTTCACCAAAAATGGTATAATATGAAGTTGTCATCTCTTGTTGGATGGGTTCAGCATTATCTTTTGGTTTAAAAATAAAAGTATTTTCACTATCATTAATTCTCATTTCATATCCTTTATGATGGCCATATTGTTTTTGGTCCCTTTTTCATTCTTGACATACCCTTCGGTAATAAATCTTGTTCTATTTGAGTATCCTTATATTCGTTATGTTTCTTATGAAGATGTGCCTTCTCATCAGAACTCATCCTATCATTATTCCTCTTTGCTAAATCGCCAAGAGTTTTTAGTTCACTATCCATTTTTTTAATTGATGTGCTCTGTGTGATAACGTCAGTAATATAAGATCTGTGAGTTTTTTTACTCTTACAATTACTGCATGGTGGTTGCTCTATGTAATCCTTAATATAAAAAAATAATTCAAAATCAGAATTACAATTTTGACAAATATATGAGTATGTGGGCATTATATTAAATAACTATCTGGTAAATAAGACAACCATTCGCTAGGAATCTCATGTTTTATTCTACATAGGTAACTGGTGATTGGCAAGTATTTGGTACTTTTCTGTGGCATGGCTGGAATATTTTGCAAAGGCATATTAGCCATTTTGGGAGTTCTATTTCCCTTTTTTCTATTACAATCAACACATGCTGTAACAATATTAGTCCATGATGTGGGTGATAGATTACTCTTCCATTGAGACTTTGGGATAACATGATCATATGTTAGATAATTAATATCCTTTTTAATTCCACAATATTGGCATGTGTGATTATCTCTTAGAAAGATATTTTTACGACAAAAATTCACAGATTGTCTATTTTGTTTAAAATACTTAGCACTTTTAGCTACTGCTGGTATGGGGTATTTCTTATTAACTCCTATGATAAAATCATCTTTATAGAAGTCAATAATTTCAACACCGATACTATGGTTATAGTCATGTTTAATTGACCATACCAAAGCTCTTTTCCAATTAATCACAGCTAATGGACTATAATCAGCATTTAATACTAAGCATTTACTATGTTTGTGATTCATTTTCGTAATTGTCTAATCGTGCTAATATCTTTGCTATAATTGGATTTCTAACAATATCAGCAGCTTCTAATTTAGAATTACCAATATGCTCTAATCCATCTAAAGCATTAATAAGTTCAATAAACCCACCCTGCAAATGTCTGCTTAGATCGGACTGACCGATATCACCGGTCAATACTAATTTACTCTGTGTGCCTACTCTTGTCAATAACATTTTTAATTGTTCATATGAAGCATTTTGACATTCATCAGCAACAATGAAACAATTGTGAAAATTACGACCTCTCATCAAACCTAATGGTACAACCTCTATCTTATTATTTAATTTTAAACTAGCATATTGAGCATGAGAGATAAAGTAATTGATTTCATCAATAATAGGTAACAAGTATGGGTGCAACTTCTCTTCTGCTGTACCGGGTAAATAACCAATCTTTTCACCAGCCTCTAATACTGGTCTTGTAATAATAATTCTATTAACTTTATTTTCTAATAAATATTCCAAAGCCATACCAATAGCAATATGGGTTTTACCACTACCAGCCAATCCTTGACAAAAAGTAATAGTATTTTCTGCTATAGTTCTAATATATTCTTTTTGATTTTCGGTTCTTGGCTTTAATCTATTTCTATATTGTGTTTCAATCTTAATATCATTAGTAGCATCAATCACTTTAGGTTTTTTTTGTTTATTTTTATTATTTTTTCTCAATGGTTACCCTTTACAATAGGAGAGGTTAAATTAGACAAGCACCACCGGCGCAACTAATTTCTTCAATTCCTACTGTATTATCCTCAGTCTCTGATAGTTGCGTATAATCAACCTTCTTGAAACTATTAAATAGATCGCAATAAATCTTCCAGTTATACACATCCTTCATACAATATGTGAGTCTTCTTAGATCACTATTAAAATATTTACCAGCAAAATTTTTCATCTTGGTCATAAATAATAGTTTATCTTGAGTATCCGTCTCTTTGGCTTGATTCATAGTAGCATAATCACAAGCGGCCCATAAATTATTATTAAAAGCATTTAAGCCCAATTCGATCAAACCAGAACACCACAATGCGGCGTCACCATATTCTTTCACAATTTCTCTGCTTGTATAAACAGTGGTGAATGGTGCTTGAGTATAATCTTTATCTCCACTTTGAGGAATAAGACTAATCCCAGCAAAATATTTACGATTGTCATAAATAAACTTTGTAACATCATCCCATTCATCTGGTTTAACAGTCACGGTGTTACTAACATTGTGACTTAAATAATCTTGAGTGCATAATGATCGATTTTTACCAGAATGAACCCAATTCTTTTGAGTTTCTTTGACCACTTTAAGCATATCGACTGCTGGAAGTTGGTTCTTTAATTTGGCTCCGTCTGGAACTTCAATTGGAAACTTTACAACCTCATCAGTATTGTTTGCTGACCAGTAAGACTTCTCACAGGCTTGTGGGTTTAATTTCTTAAAGTGTTGGTATGGTGCTTCTAAAACATTTGCCTGTACATGGCGTATATAGCGTTTGGCATGATGTGGATGAATACCAGAACTGGTTCCAAGCATACTACTGCTAGTTCCTTCTGGCTTTAGGCAGGTTACTCTGGCGGCTTGATTGATATTGATCTTTTTAGCAATTTGCTTATTAGTTTCAACAGCGATCTTTGCTCCCTTAGTTAATGTTTTTTCTGACAATACTAGATCGTGCTTTTCCATAGTTCCGGTTAATGAAACTCCAAGCAAGGCTTCCCTTTCAAATATTTTTTCACTAGTTTGTCCAAGATACTCCATCTTAGTAAAACCAGCTTGTAGGGTCCCTATAATTGCTGCTGCTTTGCATCTTTCATAAAAGTCGTCTTCGTTTTCTACACTAGAACAATTTATGGTAGAAAGATTACATCCTTGCCATCCAGACTTACCAGACTGCTCATCAATAGGCCACATACCAATTTCCACACAGTTATGCACATAAACACTATCATTATCGAATGCGTGAATATCTTCTACTGTGCAGTCGTATACATCTAGTTCGCCAATTATAGTTTTGTTTATAAGTGTGTCGGTAAAATTGGTTCTATTTGGCATTCTTTGATAATTATTAACTATGATTTGAATCTTATTGGCTTTATCAATATTTTTAATGGGAATGTATTTTGAAAATCTAACTATATTATCACTACTAATAACTAGTTCATGTGATGCTTGACAGAAATAGTTTTTAGTACCCCCATTACCATCTGGCATAGTTCTGTCGCCTTCTTGTCTGCGATTCTTGTAGATTTTGGAATAAATCCCTAAAGCATTGAGAGCTATTTGTAGATTCTCCAAGTTCTCTAATTGTACAGAAGATATTCTCAACGAGGATCCTTTGATATTGTTTACCAAAACTGTTCCATCAGCATCAAAATAACCAGCGATCAAACCAGAAACATGATTCCATGAACCACAAATAGATTTTTTGCTTAATCTTTTTGATGTTCCAACCATGCAATCATGGTCAATAGCAAATTCCATAAGTTTTCTTGACTCTATAGAACTATAAACAGCGATAGAATTTTGTTCCTGTTTATTGTGGTTATTGATAAAATCAACATCCGATAGCATCTGATACGCTTCTCGTCTGTATTGCTCTTTGGATTCTCCCCACCATTTTAATTGGGCTGAATTTTTACTATTGTTTCCATCTCCTAAAAACAAACCCAGCAAATACCCTTTTTTCCAATCGTTATCAGATTGACTAAATTTTGCTATTCCATTAGTAACTCCTCTATGATTATTAATAACTACATTTTCGCCAAAATTAATGTCTCCAGCTTCTTTCCAGCCTGTTGTTGTCATTATTTTGTGATTAGGAGTTACTTTTAATGACCTACCAGACTTAAATTGTAGCTCGATTACTTGTTTTGTTCCGGTTTTCCAAAAACCTTTATAGCTAGGATATGATACTCCATCAACAATCGCATTAAATGGTTTATCGATAAGGTCAGAGACCATTTTGATCCCACGATCAGTAACCACTGTAGAATCAGCCACAACACATGGATTAAAAATCATTTCTGTAGATTCACTCCAGATAAATCCTGGCTCTCCGAATTCTTTAACTGACTGCATTAATGTTTCAAATTGTTCAAAGGTGGTTTCCTCTTTGAGTAATAGTGCTGAATTATTACTTCTGGCTCTTTGTGGATTATCAACATACCAATTGCCAGTTTTGGCTTTGGCCATTTCTTCATCATTTGGACTAAATAGTGCCAACGAAGCACTGCGTCTAACTCCACCACTTAATACAGCATCACTACTGTGCATCACAATATCATAAGCATCAATAGGTCTTAATTTCTTTTGTCCATTTTTAATACAACGATCTAATAATGCTCGTATTTTTTCTAGTCCATTAGCAAGAGGTTCATAGCCTGGAGCCTTACCAACACCACTGGCTAATGATGAACCTTTGGCACGAATTTGCGAGAAATCAAATATAACGTGAGTATTTTTCCAATCTTTGAATTCTTCAACTGGCTTACTAAAATAAGAACTGAGTAAGACTCCTAAACTATTTGCCCAACCCTCAATACTATCATCTACAACATAAACTCTGCCTTTACCTTCTTCGTGCTTATGTTCTAGTGTAGGTAGTTTGGAAACATGGTGCTTTTGCACACTAAAACCTGTACCACTACCACAAAGTAATAGCCAGAAACATTCTTGAAAGAATCTTAAACGATCACAATAACTGGCTGTGCAATTATAAATTTTAGCATGACGCTTTAGAATTGGATCACCACCAAATTGCAACGCTCTTTGACTACCAAGAACCTTCTTTTTATACATCATATCATATGCCCAATTAATCTCTTCTGAGATTCCACAATCGGCATATTTAGTATGCATCATATTTTTAACACGCTCAACCGCTTCTTTCCAAGTTTCCCTGCGATTTTTGTCTTCTAACCAACGAGCATATTTACTAACGAATGTATAATTTTGCAGTTCTTGAAGAGCGGACATCTTATCTCCTATTTAAGATAGTTAATATTCCCAGCAACACAGCGGCTTGAAAAGAGTAGTTTATCATCACTGTGTTACCAAACCATAAATGATAAAAATAAATAAAACAACTAATATAAAATGCTAGTATACTCATAATACACCACAGATGTCTTTGAGCCAAGAAAGATTTGCTTTAACACAATGCACTTCCATACCACTCATGTTAATAAAAGTGTCAAATCTTTTTTTAGCTTCTTCATCAAACAAATGTGTACCATGCTTTTCGTCCATAACAACTTTAGTTACGCCCTCTTGCCATAAAGCCATAATACAATCATTACAGCATTGACCAGTGACGTATGCTATTCCATTATCAGGGCGAACCACACAATTAGATAGAGCATTACGCTCTGCGTGTATCATCCAAGGATATTTATCTGGTCTAGTATTAGGCAGATTATCGTCCAGTAATCCTCGTGGAAAACCATTATAACCAACACCTAAGATCCTGTGATTTCTATCCGTTATCACACACCCATGTTGAGTTTGTATATCATGGCTACGTTGCGAAACTATTCTCGCAAGTCCTAAAAAATAATCTATCCAACTAGGCCGCATAATCCTATTTTTCTAATAACTTTTTATATAAAACTAGTGATGTAACTGCTCCTACAACTCCCATCACAACTCCTGCTGGTTGAAGTGGCGTCATGCCTAGCAGATAAGTTATTATACCACCTGAGTATGAACCGGCAACCCCCAATGCTACTGTTTTCCAAAATCCGAAATTTTCTTCGCCGGGAACTATACTTTTTGCAATACTACCCACGAATAATCCGTATACTGCCCATATGACTAAATTAAACATTTGCGGCCTCCACTAAAGTTACAACTTCATCATCCGTGACAGTTTCTCCTATATTTAATAATGCTCCCAATAGAGCGATTGAATAAGTTTCATAATCCTCTTTAGATAATTCTCTGCGAATAATCTTTTTAATTCTCATCTTGGTAAACCAGCCCCTTTGTTTACTAAAGGTTCTTATATCCTCACCATACAATGAATATTTTTCTTGAGCAGTGGGTAGCTTGTTCGCTTTATTTTTATTACATTCTTGAAGAACTCTTATAACTGTTAGAATAATACTAATCATCATTAATATTGCCATCACACTACCAAATTTTTCATCGTTGGCTAAGCCAGCATTATTAATCACTTTTTGTGCGATAGCTTTTAATTTTTCATCATCAATTGGTTTTGTCATAGTTATCTCTTTATTACGCGAGTTTTACATTTATCACTATCACAATTGTGGTCTTGAGTTGATGATTTTTTGTCTGGTTCACAATAGCCACACTCTATTTTTTTAATACCATCGCCACTCCAGTACCATCCTGAACCTTTACATACTGGACAATCTTTTCTTTTATATTTGATTTTGACTTCCACAGCGCTGCCTTTAATTACACCGCCCACAAGTGAAACCACAGCGGTTGTGGAACCAGTGTAACTATGAGATAATACTAGAGCACAAAGTATAACGCCTATTATTTTATTCATTTTTTAACCTTAACTTTCCAAGGAAGAATACGATCAATAATATTCTTAACTGGCTTTGGTCTTGGAGCAGGGGATGGCTTGGGTACGATTATGGTATTTTCAGTTTTATCAAATAGTGCTATTAGTTTTCTTAGCACATTTATTAATTGAGTGATTAGTTTGCTTAATCTGATCTTATCAATTAAATTCATAAATATTCTCCAAAACCATAGTCTGGTAATTTCTGTAATGGAAAACCATCAAAGTTACTAAAAGCATAAGCACCACTTTGTTTTAACATACCCTCAGCAGTATCAGAATGAATTAAAAATGATCCGTCTGGAATTGGACCCCATTCTGGATGACCACCATCATTCCATTTGCCCCAACTATTTTGAACCAAAAATGCTGGTTCATCTCCAGTATCATCACAGGCTATCCATGCCATTGCATGAGCCCAACTACCACTTTCTTTTGCAAATCCTTTACTGTCTCTACGATTACTAAAACCATAACTAGAACAAACAGCTAATCCATAGCCGTTTGCTATAGCATCTCTTGCTTCTTCAAGAGTACGAATCAAACTAACTGTTTTAATTTGATGGTCATTAGCAGCGTCTATTACTGGGTCTGGTAATCCTCTAGCGCCCCAGCTAGCACCAAGATTGCCATTATATTTACTAAAATCAGCAACGCCCTTATAATTTTGTCTAACCACCACACCGCCACTTTGACTAACAAATGTTGCGGCTCTAGAGCAACTCATTCCTTGGCCACCATGACCACGAGCACCATAAATAGCTTCGGTAGCTCCTCTTGCTATCCAACTCTCTTTATCTCCATCTACGTCTATTTCAACAGCTCTGCTAACATCTACAGCATTTCGTGTTGCATGACTAACACAATCACCTGTCGTTTGTCTTTCACTATAAGCATTTTTATCAAACTTAAGAACACTTCTAAAAGGTATGCTTAGTTTACCTTCTCCACTATTCTTTATCTTTTTTGCTCCATCTGAGAAAAACGCATATTTAGAACTTTCTAGCAATTCATCAAATACGTGCTGTTCCCATAAGCATCCTTGAAATCCCTTACGATAATTATCATATAATTCTTTTGGAGATAGGCGTGGCATTATTTACTTCCTTCATTAGTGGCCCAACATAAAGCTTTAAAGCCTTCTACTGCTTTAACTCTTAGCTCTTTAGTTAATGGAATATTATCATCACCAATAGCAGTTACCATAAGAGCATTTGCATTTGCAGCCAAGTCTGGATATTTATTCTTAATATTCATTCTTAGTATGGTGCCACCTAAAGAATTAGCCTGACGAACTTCTTCTGTGTTTTTAATTACAGTGTCTTCACCATCTAATTCAATTAATGTTGCAAGATCGAAATATAATCCTGCTAATCTTTTACCGTCAACATTGCGATCATTGGATCCAGCCCTTAAACATTCAACTACTAATAGTGCTTTTTCTTTTAGAATTGGGTCTGATGGGGGATCAATAATTTGTACGGCAATTTCAACTGGAGCATTATTTGGTGAATTAAGTTTTGGCTTAAGTAAACCAAATCCAATTAAAAGAGCACCTACTAATAAAATAACTTTTGAAGTATTCATAGACTAGACTTTCCTTTGCATACTGTTGGACTTAGATATGGAAACATTTGATCAGCAACCTTAATCGCTTCTGAACATCCGCTTTTTTCTGCCAAATCCCGTGTTTGCTTCCAAGAGACTACCAACTTAAAGAATATATCTTCATTGGATACTGGCGCACTTGAGACAGTAACTGGTGATGCTTTTTTACCAAATAAACCCTTAGCCTTATCTACCACTGAAACTAATAACTTTTGCACTGGACTAAGTTTATCCTTAAACAAAACCCAAATAACAAGACCCACACCAGCATATAGAGCAACATCCGTGGTGCTTAAACGACTAGCAAACTGATCAAAACTTTCTGTGTAATTCATATATTGCCCTTTATTTTTCTGAGACTTTTGGAACATTATCTATGGAAGGATCAACTTTGTTTTTAGGATCAATAAAAACGCCCACGTTTCTGAAAGTGGTTACTAGAGCATCAATACTTGATCCGGCCAAAATCATCAGTAAAGCCTTCACATACTTATGTATTATAGGCTCAAGGAAGTTAGGAACAAAAGGTATATCCACAACTATGAAAACCCTATCATAAAAACCCGATAATAGATCTAATACAATAGCCTTTTTATCTGGACCACTAAGCTCTTTACCAATGTCCTCAATAACTTGTACTAGTTGAGCTAATACTAGTTGTAGTATTTTCCATGCTTGATCAAGAGCAATATTTTTGACTGACTCTGTTTGAATTTTAAGTTGGTTTATTAGTTTTTCTAGTTCTAGTTTTAACTGGTCTTTTA